GATTAGTTAATGCATTATCAATATTCCCTAAAGCATTGTTTTGTGCAAGTGCATCGTCAATTTGACCACCAGTTCCAGGTGTACTATTACCTCCAACAAATGTTCCTGAACCAGTTGGACCAAAACTAAGATTGATTGGATTAATTCCTCCTGTTCCTCTAACTTGTTCTGTATATGAATTTATAATTGGTTCATTTACTGTTCTCTTACCTAACATAGATATGATAGCTTCAGCTACACCAGCAACTATCATTGGTAGAATTACATCATCACTTAATAGTTTCCATTTTGGATGACCATTAGGTTCTTGAAAATTTATATCGGCATAACCACTTAATGTTCCATATAATTTAAACTCTGTGGTAGAGAGAAATGGAGTACGGAACATTGTATCCGGGGAATGAAATGTAAATATATCATTAGGTATATTTTGATCTAAATCATTTCCTGCAGCATCTTGATTTCTAATATATGGATCATTATACAAGTAATTATGATCACCTGGTGTATTAGAATTATTTAATGGAAGAATAGTATTATAAGGATAGTTTGGATAAAGTCCAATTACATCAGAAGGAATATTATTTCTTATTTTATAACTTCTAAAATTATTAACCATTCCTTTGGCAATAATAGTTTTATTACCTTCTCTAGAACCTCTAAGAATTTCATAACCAACTATACCAGGAATATCATTTCCATTTTGATCTTTTGGAAGCATTATGTTTTCAAAATAAACTCCCATTAATCTAATAAAATATTCATCAGCACCAGCACTTGTTGTATTTGAATTTGGTCTAAAATGTAATGCTTGTGTAGCAGGACTGTTATTTATAAAATTTTCAGGAAACTTATGATGTCTTATTGGTAAACCACACAAATCATAATTACCGACACTCTGTCCTGGTAGTAGTTGAGCAGCAGGTCCTGTCCAACAATATCTACTTGGATTCCAAATATCAGGTCTGTTATCTGGATATATTTCTTCTGATTCCCAATAACCCATTTCTCCAATTGCAACTACAGTACCTCCATCATCAGTTGTTGTACCTACAACAGGACCCGGTGCTATATTTATTGTAGCTGTATTATAAACTTCAAATACTTGATCATCTGTTGCTAATATATTTTTATCAGGATTTAATAAAAAATCAGATGTTTCATTTAATGCAGGTCCTCCTGGAATTTGAAATTGTCTTGGAGCACGTCCTGGAATATGATATGAAGAAGACTTATCTCCTGTATCATAAATCCATCTAATGTAGAAAGTATAAACTTCATCTCTAAGATAATTTGTTTTATTACCTCCCTTCATGTAATAATCAGCAGGATACTCAACACTTGCCCATCTTGTGCTAATCATATTAGCAAGTGGTTGATAATTAAAATCAAATTTAGATCTAGGACCTACTCGTAATAAATAATCATTTACTTCTGCTATTTGATCAGATGTTTCAAATACAGGAGTTTGAATTGGTAATTGTTCTAAAGGAACTTTTATAAGACTAGGATTAATTTGATCAATTGCAATTCTATTTGTATTAGTAGAATAGATTCCCATTTGACTAGCTACAGTTTGTTGATTTGTAGCTTCTACAATTACCAAAATAAATTCATCAAAGTTTTCTGAATCAACTTCTACATCTAATATTAACGAACCCTCTAGATCATTTACAGTATAGATAAACTGAAAGTTACTTTGTGAAAACCAATCTGTTACTCTTTGTCCTTTAATACTATATGCAATAACTGCAAAATAAGTTCCATTGGCTAATGTTCCACCTGATTGACCTAGTGTTAAATTAAGACATGGTGTCTCCATTAATCTAGCAAGTCTGGTATCATCACAATTAAGTGAGTTTATATATGTTGTAAATTCACATGGTTGTGCTGGAGTTACTTTTTCATACCAAGGAACACCTGGCCAAAGAAAATTTACAACAGTACCATTAGAATAATAGTTCATATTTAAACCACCTAACCATTGATAATCAGATGTTGGCCATGTTTGAGGATCTCCAATATTTAAATATCTATCTGGATTAAATCCATCTGCCCAATACACTTGCCAAGAACAATCTTCTTTTTCTCTAGATGCTCCAGATATAAGATATCTTTTATCAAAGTTTAAACATGGGTCTTGTACAATTTCTCTGTATCTACAAGAGTCCTCTTCATACAACCCTATTTCAGAAGTTATTCTTTGTCCTTGTGAATTATGTCCTGCAGTAAATATTACCCATTTATCTGAATAAAGATATATAGCACCTACTATATGTTTGTCTGTTGCTGTAGCTGGCATTGATAGTCCAGTAACACCACATGGTTCATTTCCTATTTCATTAGATAATGTATTAACATCTCCTTCAATAGTATTGTTAACTACATTAATTGCATGAGTCCACATTCCTTCAGATACAAATGAAGGATCAGAATCTTTATTTAATCCTTTTGAAAAAGAATTAGTAAATACTTTAGACGTATCTTGTATACCCTGTTTCTTTGCCATAACTAAATAACTCTACTATTTGTGTTTCTTCTATAGTAAGGATTGTTAGGTGAGTGACTCATAAACATATAGTAGTATTTACCATACTGAGCTTTTCTATTTGCCCACCAAAGTTTTTCCATTTCTCTAAAGTTTGGAGTATTAACTAGATTGAGTGCTTGATTTCTTGCAACTCTTAGTCTTTGTTCTATAAGTTGCATTCTTTGAGCAACATCTTCTCCATTAATATAAAGATTCTCTAGTATTCTTGCTTTTAATGCATACTCATAATATTCATTAAGAAGGTCATGATCGGGAACCATTAGATTACCATTATCATCAAGTAGTTCACCTTGGTAATTTAAATAAACTTTTTCACTTTCAAAAGTTGTAAATAAAAACCCATCTTTTATCCAACCCTCATTTGGTGTATTATAATATAAGTTTGGACAGTCGCATTCAATTTCTTGACTTGACTTCATTCGTAGTGGTAAAAGTTTTGAATAGGTTCTTGTTGTTCCTGTATTTAAAACTTGTATTAGTTCATACTTCTCACCTTTACAGTTCATAAATACTCTTGGTCTAATACAGGTATCACCATATGGATTAAGTGGATCAACAGAATCAGGAATTACTACAGGAGCACATGTAGGAGGATTTGTATTACTAGAACATGCTGCAGTATTATTACAAGGATTTGAACCACACGTAGAACAATTAATTGTTGGTGCTGCACACTGATTTACAGTAGATGGAACTTCTTTATAAGGTACTTCTTGTATGTTGGTACCACCAGCAGGATATCCATAACCTACAAAATCTTTATATTCTCCACAAACAAATGCAAAATTAAATGTATAAAAGTCATCAGGTAATTTTACTTTATTATGACATACTTCAAGTATTGTTTCTTTCTGCTGATTAATTCTTAAACCTAAATCATAATTAATCTTTTTTACAAGTTTAATTAATTGTTGAGGCTCAATCATATTTTCCAATGCAAATGTATGCATGTCAATAGTAACATCTTCCAACAACTGGTCAAATGTTCTGTATTTTAGTGTGTAGTTAAAATCCATTATCTTAATGCATTTTGACCATCATCAGGCCCATCAGTTGGAACCTGCATAGCCATGGTTAATTCTTTTATAACAAACTGCTCTATTTCAGAAAATAAATATTCTGGAAAAGGTAATGGATCATTCTGTCTAATAAGACAAGGATCTGTATTACAATTATACTCTGCAGTACTTCCTTCAAATACAGCTTCAATTCTTATTGCTTCCCAGTCTATATTGGGACAATATAAGTAACCGTTAAGATACCAGAAGTAAGGTCTCTTATTATATTTAAATGTTGTTGACTTAGTTATAGAAACCCAAGTACCAGGATCTGTTCTGAACATTTCTATTGATCCATCTATAGAAGATACAGTACGAATAATAGGACCCATTGCTCCATCAAAAATTGTAGGTAGTTTATCTTTTGTTCTTTTAAAATAACATCCTGAATATACACCAATACATCCTGCTTCAACTCTATCAACATCAATAAGTTCAACATAAGAAAGAACATTGAAGATAGAACTTATCTTCATTAATCTAAATTGATTATCTTCTCTCTTTAAAAGAGTTTGCCCATACTTTGTTATTGCAGAATATATAACTCTGTCAGTAAGAAAAGGATCTTCCTTTACAGCTTTTAATGTATTTCTTACTCGTGATACGGCATCTCCAATTGTTGTCATAACTCAAATTCGTTATATGTTTTTAAAGTTGTTTTCTCAACTTTATTTAAATAATCTTTATACATAATACTATTGTAAACTTTATCTATTTTTGCCTTAGATAGAACAGGTACATATATATTCCAATTTTCAGGATATGTTTTAGCTACTGATCTTTTAAATTCTCTACATGCAGTAAACCCCCAAAATTCTCTATTCTTCATTTTGTGTTTTGGTGCATAGTTTGTAAAAAATATCTTAGCTAGTTTTCCATCTGTTTCCCAATTATTGTTTGTTACCTTAACACCATACTTTTTAGATTTTGCATAATCAATATTGTCTTTCTTACTACGTTGACATGTTCCAATAAATAACCAACCTAATTGCTCCGGCAATTGCACACCATCTCTTGTATCAATTACTGTCTGATAAACTATTTGATTAAATCGTTTAATGATTTTTCTTAATAGTTTATTATCCAAGTTTTTATACTTAGGATATGCTTTTTTAAAGTTTTCAAAGAACTCTTTATTTAAGAGAGTTATTACTTCTGGTCTATACCTTGAAGCTTTTACATTTGGTTTCTTAAACTCCTTCATATTAATATACTAAAAATATTTGACATTAACAAATGTAACTAAAAAACAAAACCCCCACAAGTGTGAGGGTATTGCCTTGTTGTCACAGAAACCAACAACCTGTAACTTCTTTATAGTTATCCAACTCGTCTTATTGACCAGTCTATATTATCTCCAATTACGGGTACATAATTAATATCTGTAAAGTTCAAAACTTTAAAAATCAATTGTGTACCTGCATTTAATACAGCACCTTGTAATGTTCCTGTTAAATATGCTGTCTTTAAGAACACTCCTTTTCTAATCATAATAATATCAGCAAAGTATATTATAGCTGTTCCTGTAGTATCAGTAACACCTATTTGTATATTTCCATCATTTGAATCTCCCCAACCAGTAGTACCTGCAGGAGCAGTAAGATATAAGTTACAATTAATATCATATCTACCTGTTTGAGGACATGTCCAAACTCCTGTACCAGCATTATATTGTGACGTTGTTACTCCATTAACAATTTGATACTGAACAGTAGGAATAATAGTTTGACCTGTTCCAACAAATGAGTTTAAATAACTTTTAACTTGAACATTAATAGTTGGAGGAGGTGATATTATTGCTCTAAATGCAGTACCAAATAAACCGGCTGTTTGTTCAATTACATCACCAGTACCATTAGTTAATAGATTAAATGTAGGAGTTCCTGCAAATGTACCTATACCATATCTATTAAGTTTTAACTGCCCATTTCCTGATATCTCTAATTTAGTATCAGGTGTTGCAGAACCATTGTCTTTTGTAGTAATAAAAAATTTAGCTACATTTAAAAGTGGTAATGCACTATTTGTAGTAGATGTATAACCTATTCTTCCCGATGATAATTCTGTTCCTAAAGTTGTTTGATAAGTAAAATTAATTGCTGCACCTATACCTGCAAGTGCGGGTGCTGCAGTAGATGCATACAATTTAAGAACATTAACTGTAACATTACCTAATGTAGGTTCTTCAGCAACTGCATATAATGCAGGATTAGTAGGAGCATTATTTGTTGTTACAAGCAAACCTTGTCCTAAACCACCTCCAAATTCAGCAGCTTTTGATGTAGCATCTGTAATAAGATTTCTAATTGTAAGACCAATTGTATTTGCATCAACACCACTTGTTACAATTGTCATAGCTGATGATCCTGCAATAGGAGTTGCTGTAAAGGTAGTTGTGTATCCTGCTTGAGTTATAGTAGTATCTTGTATTAATGTTCCTCCCCATTGTACATTTGTTATTGTACTCATAGTAAGACCATTATCAGCTGTAATTGGTACTAGTGTAGAAATAGCAGTACAAAAATAATTTACTATAGCTTCAAATGCTTCTATAATACTAGAATCAGCATCTACAACAATATCTGTATCACATGTTATTTCAGGAATAGTTGGATTAAATGCACAAAAATATCTTACAATATCTTCTAATGCATTCATTATAGATGTATCTGGAACAACTACTGTGTCATCATTACAAGTAATACCAGGTCCAGAATATATAACACAATTAGCATCTAATACTTCTGAACATGCAGGAGGATCGGGACATCCTGCTGGTGTAGGGCATGGTGGTGGGGTAGTTAAAAAACTATCCTTGCAACCACACTTTGGACATTTAGTATTGCAACCACTACAAGTTGTATTACAACTAGTACATGTTATATTTGTATTTGAACAAGCCATTATTTAATATTTTAAGGACAAGAATAATTTTTAATATCTGTGTTACATGGATCAAGATAAGCTATTAAACCATCTAAATCTATCCAACCAAATCCACCCAAATTAGTTTCATCATTAGCATCACAATCAAATTCATATCTTAATGTAGAATCATAATCTAATTCAACAGGTTGTACACCTGAAACAGGTGAACTTGCCATTACACTTGATGCACTTTGATATTTTGGTACAAATTCATTATTTCTTACATGTGATATTAAATTGTTTAAAAGTGAAGTACTGTGTGGATTACCTGGTGTTCCTCCAGTACCAGCCGTTTCTTCAATATCTTTTACTAATTGTAATACTAATCTTTTATCTGCTGTAATTGATGGTCTTAATAAAGTTGATAAAGTTCCACTGTATGTAGGTGAAGTATCAATACGAATAAATCTAAGTGCTATTTTAAAACCCATAGAATATGTATTATCAAAATTTAAAGCATTAGCAACTACAGATGTTGGTATAACTGACAAACCTTGATTAAATGTAATAGAACCACCAGAATTTAATACTACAGATCCAGGACCCGTTGTTGATGGTGTTACTGTTGAATTTCCAAAATAAGTATCTGTTAATGGAGAAGATCCTTTATAATCCCACTCTAATGGTTGATTACCAGGAGGTTCTTGTAAAGGAATCATTAATATACCTCTAAAATGTACTTGATTACCAATTCTTCTACATTGAGGAACTCTTGTAGCACTATTTACCCCATACCATAAAAATCCATTTAAATCTACCCATCCTGTATCTACAATGTTTGCTGTTAATACTCCTGAAGTATAATCAAGATCTATAGTGTTTGTATCTTGAACAGTTAAAGTTAATGTTGATACATATGTGTATATATCACAAAGTGCTATCCATAAATTATTTAGTGCATCAGCTGCAGTAATAGGATTGTTTTGCCAAGTTCCTGCTCCTGTATAAGGACCATATGCTGTTTGCATGTCTTGTCCAGGATTAGCAAGTGATGGTGAACCATTAAGAATACATTGAGATAATACTGCTGAAGTTATTTCTGCTGGTAATCCTGTTGATGCAAGTAATTCACAATATGAAATTAAAGGATCATTTACCAATGCATTTACTACAAGATCAATTGTTGCTGAAGGATTTCCAATTGCACTTGCAAAACAATTTGTTGATATAGAAGGTAATGTATATGTACTACCTTGATTAACTATTATTTCTAATGAATTTACCTGAAGTTGTAAGTTATCAATTTGAGTTTGTATATCAGCTACTTGATCTACTAGATTACAAACTCTTATACCTATTGCAATAACATATTCAGTTAATGTCATTACTGTAATTCCATTTACTATAAAACAAGGTGCTACTGTGATAAATGGATCACTTTTTATTTCATCAGGATTATTACTTGATTGTCCTCCAACAATATTATTTAGATTACATACTTGATCAATTAAAAATTGTAAGAATGCTTGATAGGTATCAGGTTTACAACCTACTAAATCAAAACATGAAAGATCATAGTTTGATATATTTAATTGATCCATTATTGTACAAAGTTCAGTAGCTAGTTTAGCAACTACATCAGATACAGTATCTCCTGTACATAATTTAATACAATCTAAATTAGGTCCTTGCCATATAACACAATTACTTGATATAGGACTACAAGGAGAATTATCAAAATTTAGTGGTTTCATATTTTTTCTATTAATATAATATACATAATTTTATTGAGATTAACAAGGGTTATTTAGATAAGTTAATCCAACCTGCCAATATTTTCTAGCACTACAGTCTATATATTTATTAGAACTTCCGTTAGGAGTTGTAATATATTCAATTGATGTAGGGTCTACATATTTTACATTGTGTGTACCATCCCATGCCTTGATTCCCATTTCTATTGCAGTGTTATCTATTCTATTTGCATAACCAAATATAAAATCACTTCCTACTTTAGTTCCTGCAAATACATGTCCTACAATCTTTCTTACCCCATTAAAATCTGCAATTAATGCAGAACCTGAATCTCCACTATATACGGGATTAGGACATGTAGGAGATAAGGCAGGATCTGTTGCAGGATCTGTTTTTACATATGTAATCTGATCTGTAAATACTACTGGGGAAAATCCTCCTTGTTTTGCATACAAGATTGGAAATGCAGTAAAGATAGAAAAAATTCTAAGTGGACATAAAGGTCCTCCTTTTGGGCCTGTAGTTCTACCAGAACTATATATCATAGGATTAGTAATAAGCAAATCATCTATCTCATCAGAAGTAGCAAATGGTAAAGGATCACTATATGTTTCTCCACTTTGCATAACTGACTTAGATATAATAGATTGTTCTATATCTGATTTTTGTAATGAAAATATAGCACAGTCTACTCTATTATCTGAGTTTGCTGATACAGGTACATACCTTAATGATAAACCTATATTATAATTTGATGGTGGAATAAATCCACTTTCTCCATCTTGATAAACTGTATTTACTGGAGTATATTCATTTCTTATTAAACCTAACAAGTTTCTTTCAGAAGTTAAAAATGAATCTTGTATAATAACGTGATTATTTGTTACTCCAACTAATGCATTTGTTTCTTCATGTACTGCAATAAATCCAAATGTACCTACTGAAAATACAGTGTTTGTAGAAGATATTGAAAGTCCACCTACTAAGGGTCTTGTTAAAGTTCTGTTTGCTGCAGAGTTAGGTCCTGCTACTTGTCCACAAAAAGCATTACATACAAGTAATTCTGGCATAGGAGCTTCAAACACATCTGTTTTTATATCATCTGCACCAACAGATATTGTTCTAGGAATAATTTCTTCAGTAGATAGTTCAGCTAATGATTTCTTTTTTGCTACACCATATAGTATTGCTAACTCATTTGTTTGTATACCATTTATAAATTTATAACCATATGATATACTTGTAACATTTGGTAATGACATTGAAGCTAATTCTTTTATCTTTTCTTTAATGTGTTTCATTTTAGATAGCTTTAAATGTTGTATATACTGTACTAATAAGTGGTGGAGGAGGTACAGGAGTTATTTTTGCAGGTGGTATCAATGCTTGTAAATCAACCAATTCTTTTTGGATAATATACTTTTCATCATCATCACCACAACAGTTTGAAATACCATATCTTAATTCCATAACTTTTCTGTACATAGCTTCTGCTGCTCTACAAGATATTTCTTCATACTTCCAAGTCTCACAAGCTGGTGTATTATATCCAGGTCTTACAGATTTTTTAGTATGTTTTCTAGGAGGGCATATACCATTAACACAGTCTCCAAAATATTCAATTGTATTTTGACATTCTTTAGTTGTAATAACTGTAGTTACTTGCGTAGGAATACTTGATGATTGATGCCATGTACCAACTGGGCAATTTAAATTTACTACAGATTCTAAATAATAATTATTTGATACTGTTTCTAATATCCATTTTGTACCATCATAATATATTATACTGTCATTAAAAGTCCAAACAGGTTTATTATTTTGATATTCTCCAGATGGATATATAACAACATTTTGTGTAATTGTTCCATTAGTTTCAGTAAGAACTAAACAGTTACAACTTTCTGGTACTAACCATTTTATTACACATATCCTTTCACTTTTTTGTCCAGGTGCAAGTGTAACAGTTTGTAACTGACCATAGCAATTAATATAACTATAGGTTTGTATTACAGCATCATAATTTTTAATTGTACTACAAATACATTTTGCATCTGTAATACAATCAATACATTCCTCATATGAATTTTGTATATCAGATACAATACCTGCATTTTCAGTTTCTGTTGTAGTAGTTACTTTCCAACATGTATCTGGACACCATTCTAATTTAATATACTGATCTAAGTATGCTGATAGATCCGTATAAGTAATTATAGTATTTAAAGGATTATAACAATCTGTAAGTAGATAATGTATTCTTTCACATTCATCACAATTTGTAAATCCTTGTACAACCTCTATTGGTGTATTAGTTGGAATAGGTGTATTTATTTCAGTTACAATCCAACAACCACCACAGTCTTTTCTTATAATAGTTTGATCAATATAAAGTGAAAGATCCGATGATGTATAAATAAATACATTTGGATTTAAACAACTAGTTAACTTGTAATTAGTATCTCCTTTACATACTCTACAACAACTACTTACAGTTAAAACAGTTACATTAATTGGACACTCACAATCTATAGGTGATTCTTTTACTTCCCAACATTCTGTAAAACCATCAATTGTTATTATCTGATTATTTAATACAATCTGTTCTAAAGCTGCAGTTGTACTGTATATGATATTAGTAGGATTATCACACTCTGTAAGTTGATAACATTTAACTGGACATACCCATTCAACATTTTCTTCACAAGTTATAGGATCTAACACCTGTTGCTGAACACAATCACCACTATTTGTAATAACTATTGTTTCATCAATTGGTGCATCAACTAATGGATATGCTCTTGCACAAAATTGATTATAAGTTGCTGGATTTAAAACCTGTACAAAATTACCTTCACAATCTATATAATTTATAGATGTTGCATTACCAATTACTGTATAACATGCACAATCACAATCACAATATATTACTGGATCTATAGTAATATCAATAGGATCTGTACATGTAGTATTTGCTAGTTCTTCTACAAAAACACAAAGACTAGTTATGTTATCTGCTGGATCAACACTAGTTACAACTATATTTAATCCTACATAAGCTGACAGATCTACATTTGTAGTAAATACAGGAATAGATCCATCACATGACCATAATGCATAACATGATGTATTACATGTAGGACATTCACTAATAAATGCAGCACAATTATCATTTATATAAGAACGGTAATTATAAGTACTAGGATTATCTGGTGGAGCTAATTGTAAATTATTATATTCAGCTGTTGATGTAATAAATGATGTTGGACCTACTGCAGAAGATGTTATACTATAACATGTATTAGTAATTAATCCTGGAGGCATAGACATTCCAGCTCCATCTGTTGCTGGATAATTTGGACCAATATATAATGCTACTCCTGTAGAAGGAATTACACCCGGATAGTTTCCATTTATATCAGTGACTCTAAAATATAAAGAAGGACCACCACAACATGGACTATATATTAAAAATCTAGGTGTCCAGGTGTTGTCTGGTTGAGCAGTACAAGCATCAATACAATTTTGAGTAGCACAATTTTTTGGATTTGCTACATTTAATGCAAAATTTCCAATTACTAATGGGGTACTTGTAACTGCAACAAAAGTACTTGTTATTGGTGCACTACCTCTAGAAAAAATATAACATTGTGGAGTAAGCAAAGTATCATACAAAGGTGTTCCTGTTGACGTACCTATTACAGGAGGCCCATTATAAATATAAACATTGTTATTAGTAAGACCTGGAATATCACCTTCAAAAGTAAGACTGCTTCCTGGACTACAACAAGGAGTAAATATTATAATTGTTTTAACTGCCATTTTATTTAATAAATTTTTTCAAGTTCAGATATCTATTTGGTCCCCAAACATTTTTATTTACATTAGGTTGATTAGAAGATTTAGCTGTAGTTGGTTCTGGTTTTTTCTCAGCTTTACTAGCACAACTACTACATCCTTGTTTTCCATTGGGAAGTGTTCTTTTCTGACATCCACAACTTAATTTGGCTCCACAATTAGGACAACTACTCATTTTTTGTTGGTTTTAAAGTTTAACAATTTACACAATCCATTTTCTTTAATAATTTCAAAGCATAGTTATAAAGACTCATTCCTTTCTGAGGCTCGTGACAAAACTCTACTTTTGATTTTGCAGCATCAAGATACATCTTAATCATTCTCAGCATTTCTAATTTTTGTTTAACTTTTGCTGGTGGATCACAATCTGCTACATCTACTCTACAAAGAATATTATAATATCTATTTAATGCTTGTGTGATTCTCATATGATTATACTCTACATATACTACATCATTTGGAGATACACTATATTTAATAATATATACTCCATCAGGTAGATCAGCACATGTAGTTCCACAATTTACAGTTTGAACACCAAGATCACAAGCACTTATATTTTCTAAAAATCCAGAACATCCAGCACATGCATCAACATCTAATTGTACTGAATAAGAAAAACCAGGTAATGTAATATTTAATGTTTCACATACCACTGGAATTGCTTCTGAATATATACTAGTATCAAAGACAGTAAGAATACATGCATTCATTACAGTTGGTACTTCTAAACTTAAAATATGATTTGCCATGGTTTTTATAATAAAAAAGGGGAGGAGTTTGAAACTCTTCTCCCCTTATTGTTTATACTAATACTAGAAAGACTAAGGAGTCTGACAAATTACTGTTACGTTAGGAGTGAAATTAGTTGTTAAAACTGGGAAGTTATAAACTGGTTCACAAACCGGTTCAACACATCCTTCAATTTCCATACCTGTACACTGAGAACACTCTTCTAACCATGCATCAACAAAAGTTTCAAATGCAGCAATACGATCACAAGTGATAACTTCTAACAAGTATTGATCATTATCAAATGTACTGGTTGGGTTATTGAAACGTGGAACATTGTGTTGCAAGAAATATCTTGTATACAAAGTATTTCTATTGATAAAATCAAACACACTGTAACCTTGAGTAATCTCACGGATACGGAAGTCTGAATGGAAGAAGTTTTGTCTGTATTGTTCAGATAAAATTATATCTCTTGCAACTGACTCACCTAATCCCATTGCTTGTCTTCCTTCACATTCTGTAACAACACATACTCCATCAAACAAACATGGATCACCATTTAAGTCTACTTCAGAAGCATACAATCTTACTGGCTCTAATTCATAGAAGTCAGAGATTTGGAATGTACAGTTTTGGAATTTAGTATCTACATAAGCTCCATTAAGAACTAATCCAGCACAACCATCAGGAGTGTGTCCTGGAGATACATAATGATCCCAAGTATCAACACCATTAGCAGCTAAGAAAGAAGCACTTGTTCCTGGTGCATACCAAGGAGTACCTGTCTCATCAACTAAGATGATTTGCATAAATGGAGAGATAACTGGATATCTTGTAATAGCCTCAGCCCATTGTTTGAAGATTAATGTAGAGTCAATTACTACTGGAGCAATTGCACCATCAGGACAACATCCACCATATGCAGAAGCAATGATGTAAGAGTTGTGGTTAAGTAATCTTAATGCAGGAGAACCTTTAACATCAACACGTAATGTATAAGTCTCACCACAGAAAAATTCTTTACAACAGTTAGCACCAACACCAGCTGTTACAACAAATATAGGTTGTGTACCATCACCATCTTCAGGAATAAGTTCATCACTAGTTGTAGCTGTATCAGCTGTTGTCCAATCTGAACCACCATTTACAATTTCTACAAAAGTAACTACACCACCTACTACAGTGATATTAACTACTAATCCAGTGCCTGCACCAGATAATGGAATGTCTGTATACACACCATCAACTAAGTTAACACCTGGATCACCAGCACCAGCCGTAGATAATGATAATGCAACACTATCAGTCCAAGCTGTGTTACCAATATGGATAACATTATTTTGTGGTAAACATGGATCTACACGGTAGAACTTGTTTACATATCTTGGATTAATTTCCTTAGACTTGTTAGATTCTAAGTATCCTCCGTGGAAAGGACCAATTTTATCATTTTGATAAATTGAACCTGCAGCAAGAATAAGGTTACAACAACCAACCGTAACAGCATTATAAATTGTTGGAACTACAGTCCAGTTTCTAGGATTAACAAATCCAAATTGACCACCTTCAAAAATATTTCCAGTAGTACCAAGTTGACCACCATTAAGATCAGTATAACCTTCTGTTCCCACAAAGGTTTTTCTAAAGGCATGATTAAAATAACTCATTGTTTTTTGTTTTAGTTAATAAATATATACTATAATATACTAAAAGTTTTTGAAATATCAAAACTTTTAAAAAAATTTATCCGGCCATTTCATTATCAAGTAATCTAAGAGCAATCTTATCTGTACCAAAAGCTTCAAGTTTATCCATCCAAGTTTGAGTTTTATCATGTTCTTCCACTTGTTCTTTTAGATAAGCAAGACATAATTCATACAACATATGATCACCATCAGACAATGCATGATTAGCCATTTCTTTTATTTGTTTAGATACTTCTATTTCATGTTCAAATGACATCTTAATAATTTCAGGAAGACCTGAAAAAGTTTGTTTAGGTTGATCTAATCTAGGTGTAGCCGGTTGGATACCAAATGACAACATATACTTTCTTGCTATATCAGCATGTTTCATTTCTTCATCTGAGTATGTTCTCCATAATGCTGCTGCACCCATGTAACCTTCATTGTTTAACCACATAGACATTGATAGATATATTCTTGCTGAATATTCTTCTTGTTGTATTCTATAGTTAAGATAACTAGCACATGAATCATCTAGTAGAGGATTCTTTGTTTTAGTTGTAGGAACTTCTGTTGTAGTACCTTCACTAGGTTTAGAAATATCCATATGTTTATTTTCTAATCCCACAACTGTATTAGTTGGTCTTTTTAAAGATCTTGGTTTTGCTTCCATAATTAGTTACTTCTTTCTGCAGATTCTTGTGTTCTAGAGAACTGATTTCCAGATTCTATATCTCCAGCTAAGATACTTACTGCTTCGTCTATTATTAATTCTATTATATCATCTTTGAATTCTGATTGTACTTCTGTAGTAGAAATGATTCCCGTGTAGGGATCTGAACACCCGTTTATTTGTATCTTAATAGGTTGTCTATAATAAGTAAGTTGTGCATCAGATACATCAAACTCATTGTTTGTATAAACGTGTACTGTATCAATAATCAAAGTAGCAAATGTTTCTGCCCAATCAAAACTTGGTTGCTTTAATTTATCTCTTAGAAGTTGATTTAAATTACCTTCTTCTGCAAGATAAACATTCATTCTTCTTTTATCACAACATTCTTTTTTAGCATAGACATCTACTCTTTTCCACTGTAAATAATCTTGAGGAATGTTTCCCTCATAGTATTGATCTTTTTTTATTGTGGAAAACGGTTCTTTTATTAATAACTTTTGTAAGTCATCTTTTCTACGAGTAGATTGTTCATCACCTTCTTTAACTATATTAAGACCATGAAGTTGTCTTCTAACCCATTCTACCTGAGCTTTATTAAAAGACTCAACAATTTGCCAGCAGTTTATATTATCATAATCCTGACTGTCAAGCTTGTTAAGCCTCTGTTTCATCTTTATGGTAATAGTACTATTAAGCATGTCTTACTTCTTTTTTCTTTTTATAGCTCCACCTTTTTTTCTAATCAAAGGAGTTGTATGACCAAGAGTAGTATTTCCAAAACCTCCTCCTTTTATAGGACCCAAATCAGGAGGAACTAAATCTCTCATTCTTACACTATCTGGTGGAGTTGTATTTTGGCTTCCATAACCTCTTAATGGTATATGACCAGGAGTAGTATTTCCATAAGGTCCACCAGGTACTGGTTTAGAAGGTTTTGGTGTACTAACTGGTGCAGATGATGTATTTATCAGTGCATCAAATGCTGCATCATCTGCTGCCATTCTACCCATACCAGATCCACCACCATTATCTTTTCTTGGCAATGGTGCATTTTTAGGAACATTATATCCTCCATTTTTAAACATTGCTTTTATTTTTTCTCCACCTTCTCTAAAGAATTTAAGTGGATTACCTAGTGGAGCTCCAGTAGGACTTTTCTTAACTTGTGTTTTTTTAGTTGCCATGATTATTTATTTTTAGCCATTTTTTTAAAAGTTCTTGCAAGAGCTGCTCTCTTAGGAGTACAAGTAGGTTTAGACATTGGAGTACAGTAACCTTTATGTTTAGGGTTAACTGCTTTTTGTATCCATTTCTTATCCTTCTTTTCAGCCATGATTATTTCTTTTTAGTAGTTTTTTTAATAACACCTCTACCGATCAAAATATCTTTTTTTGTAATCTTACCATCTCCTGATAAGTCTTTAAATCCACCTGATTTAAATTTTCTTTTACCACAACTACCATCTGGCATTCTTACATCACCACCTTTACAAACAGGAAGTGAAGCAGAACCCCCATTTTTTAAACTACGACCACTATAGACTCTAGGATTATTATCATATAAAGGAATCATTTTTCCAGCAGCACCACCAGCTGCCATCTTTTTTATTTTGGCAACTTTAGCACCACCATTTGACATCATCTTACCTCCACAGCCTGACATACACTTTTTCATTTTTTCTTAGTTTTAGATTTTACACTTCCACCTCTTTTTGCTTCTGGTGTAGGATTGTTAATTGTATATCGTGATGCTTTTATTGCTTCCTTTTTTTTCAGGTTAGGATCAGCTTTTCTAAGTTCTTTTGCACCCTGTACAACAGCTCTTCTTTTTTTAATTGCATCACTAAGCATCTTAGTTCCAACACCTATTGCACCAGAAATTGTAGTTGCAAGACCAGCAATTCTACCACCTTTACCAGGATCTTTTTGTCCACCATTAGACATTTTTTTCATTTTTGTAGTTTTAATTGTTTTTTTCATTGTATATATAATTTAACAGTTCCATTTTCTTAAAGACTTATTGATCCTTGAATCAGGATCATTAGCTGTCTTAGAGCTTGTTAGTTTTTTCTTCATCCCACTCATCCTAGCACAGAAACTTTTTCTTCTCTTAGCAGACTTACTGTCTGGATCAAGTTTAGAAGGTTTAGTAGTTACAGCTGTCTTAAGTTTACTACCAGGATTAGCTCTTCTATAACTAGCTACCCCTTTAGAATTAAGACCACCTTCTGGATTCTTACCTTCTTTTCTTTGCCATGCTGGAGACTTTCCCATTTCCTTTACCTTTATATTTATAGTCAGGATTATCTTTGTGCCACTTCTTAGTTGCAGCAACACCTTGTTTAACTGTTTTTGCTCTACCTTTTTTAGTTAAGTCTATAGTATCCCACTGTCCTTTATCTTTGGTAGGATGGTTGACCATTATGTGACCAACCTTTCCTTCACCTTTTTTTGTAGTCTTTTTATATACTACATGTTTCTCACCACCGGCAGTAACTTTTACCTTCTTAGTTTTTGCCTGTGCCATAATTACTTACTAAAGTTTTTTAAAACATTCATTTGTTCTTTAGCAAGATTTGCAATATCAGTCATCATCTTTTTATCCTTACGGATATCCTCTGCTCTTTTTAAAGTACTTAATGCAGATTCTACTTCCCATTTTCTCATCTCAGCTTTATTACTACCAAGTCCAATTGATATACTTGTTGTACTTGCTTTTTTAGCTGGTGCTTTTTTAGTTGTTGTTTTTTTAACAGCCATTACTTCTTCTTTTTAGATTTTACACTACCACCTTTTTTAGCTAAAGTTGTTCTTCCTTTTGGAGGTTTTCTATTTATCATTTTAATCATACCAGGTCTACCCTTTTCTTTTTCCCAATCTTTATAAAATTCAGATGGTGTTATGCATTTTTCTTTACCAGTTACTGGGTCTGCATACAACATATATCCTTTTGGACATTTTCCTTTTTCCATTACTTTTTCTTTTTATTAGTTGCTTTAATTTTCTTTTCCTGTTGCAGCATCTGTTTAGTAGGTTTCTTACCAGAACCTTTATTAGCACGGATGTTATCCCAGAGACCTCTCTGGGAATAACTACCGTCTTTTCTTTTTATCATATCTTTACCCATTGTTCTTAACAAGAAGGTTTAGCTTTTTTAGGAGCTTTAGATATACCACCAACTTTTCCTTTTGGTTTAGTTGTTGATTTCAAATTAGGATTAGTTCCTCCTACTTTTCCACCTGGTGTTTTATCAGCACCTGTAATTTTCTTTGACTTTGTTTTAGTCACGTTAGCAGCTTTCATATTTATTGTATTTTATGTATTCCAATATTTCTCACAAGCTAGGTTAAGATCTTTTAAAATATCCTCATTTAAAGGATTTTTTAAGTGTTCAATAACATCAGGTACATTTCTTCCAAGTAAGGCATTTGTCTTAGAATGGTAAATATATCCATCGGGCTTATTAATAATATACTTAAAAAAAACGGAATCACGTACAATTGATTTAATTTTTAATGATTCCATATCCATATTTACTGCATCAGTAAATGTTTTTGCTGCTCTTTCTTTGTTATTTTCAGCACCATCACCAGAAATATATCTATCCATGTTTTCATAAAGAACATCTAATGGAGTTGATTTTCTGTATTGAGTACTATTAGCATCCACAACTTTTGCAATATAAAATAATTTTGTACTGTTTTTATCATATAGTTTTTGTAATTCTGAGTAAGCTTTGTTACGGAGTTTTTTGTACTCTGTTCTTACCATTACAGTTTCTTCTTCCTTATCTAGATAAAACTTAGGGGGAACTGCTTTTGATCTTGCATCATCAAAACTTTTTGCAATCATTGCAAAGGCACCTGCTTCAATAGCATGTATTTTAATTCTATCAAAAGGTTTTGTTGGATCTAAATAAACAGGTTCATTACCACATGACATGTCTATCTTATTCCAAAACTCTCTATTATCAGGTTTAAGAAGTTTTACTTGATTCCAAAAATCTTTATCCTCTGGATCAATAACATTTGCAGCCAACTCTCTTTCTAATTCAGCTACTGAACTTCTTATTTCTTTAATTCTTGCTTCTCTTTCTTCTATTTGTAGTAATTTAATTTCAGGAGCAAACTCATTTAATCCTGTAATATATCTTACTACACCATTATTTTCTAGACAAGCTAGTTGTTCATTATGAGTTACTCCGTCAAATAAACTCATTCCGTACTCTTCTAATCCCATGTTAGAAGCTTTTTTGTCAAAGTAAGGTCTAACAGCAATTGATGTTTTTTTAATACTGCCTACCTCTACTTCAACTTTTGTAAAATTTGTTGTTTCCATTTTTTTGTTGGTTTTTGTTTTTGTTGGTTTTAAAATTTAAAAAAAGGGAGGAGTTCCCCCCTCCCTTGTATATAGATTCTGATTAGAATGATCCACCAGTGATTGGGTTTCTCATAACAATCTTCAATACCTTAGTTGGATCTTTAACCCAAATTGCAGGCATAGTTTGAGACATCATTACACGGTATCCATTGAACTGACCAGAAGACTGGAATCCTTGAGTACGACCCATGTAATCCATTGTACCATTTTGATACCACCATTTCAATTGATTATCCCAAGACAATTTCAATAAGTAGATATTGTCATTAGTATTATCAGTGATATCAAAGATAATGAATGAGTAAGAAGATAATGGGAAACCATCAATGATTGGGTTCTCAATATCATTTGTATGGATGTTGTCAAATGCTGGGTTAAGAACAAACTTAACATTTGCCAAGAATGGAATTACATATGAAGTATAAGCAAATCCAAAGTTCAAGTCCATACCTTTACCAGTGATTGCACCAATATCAGCAGCCTGAATAAGTAAACCTGATGCAACAGCTTCTCTTCTGATAGCTTCATTTACCATTCTCATACCACCCATACCTGTTTGTACAACTAAGCTACGTTTTGGATCTGGACCTTGGAATTCAACTTTACCATTGAAGAAGTTGTAGATCTCTCCACGGAATAAATCCAATGTAAAGTTATTTTTGTTGTATACTCTTTTGAATGAGTTATCCAACTGTCTCCAAAGACCCACAGATAATCTAATATCATCTGGACCATCTTGACGTACTCTACCTCCTTGTCCCCACATTAAGTAAGTCTCAATGTCAGTAGCAATCTTAGTCAAGTGAGCAGCTTCCATTCCAGTTAAGAATGTTCTAGATAAATCTCCGTTGTCAAATGCACGTTTAACTTTATCTTTACCCATTACTTTAACCATATCTTCTAATGAAGTAATAGAAGGATCTTGAGTGTTTTTGTCAAATGTTCTCCAGATTTCAGTTACAGGAACTGTACCATCTGCATTCATACCACCTTTGATCATCAAATCTGCACGAGATGAAATAGAATAATGTACGTGAGCTTCAGCACCACCAACAAAGTTATAGAATTCACGGAATCCTGTTCTTGTTGTAATGTCTGAGAATCTTTCACCATATTCTCCACGAGCAGAACCTTTACGGAATACTTTAGTACCATTTGCCAAGTACTTGTTATCCAAGTATTTGAAGTTGTCATTGTTTACCAACTGTACAGTATAGATATAAGCATCTCCTAAAGGAAGAATATCTTCATCAGTAATGTACATCTCAACTCCGTTATATTTGTCATAAGTGATGATATCACCATGTCCAAACTCACGTCTGTTGATTTTGATACGGAATGTTGTTCCTTCAATACCTTTAAAATTATTTTCTGGTTCAATATCCTCAAGGATGTAAGGTAGATCTACAGACACTGGAGTCTGCCATCTATACTCTCCACGAGCATTATCAACCATGATTACATTTTTACCACCAAAGCTAGACATTTGATAAAGAGGCATCTCTACTTTCTGTGCCATAGCCCAAAGGTCTACTGGGCCCAGATCCATAGGTTCTGCATCCTTCAACATGTTAACCAAGTGGTAAGAGTCTACGTGTGAACTAGCTTGGTAGTTGGTATCCCGTAGAAATATACCATTGTTTAAAACTGGAGTTGCCATTTTATATTTGTTTTTGTTTGTTACTTAATTAAAATCTTCTAAACATTGTGTTTTTAGAAAGCTTCCTTGGTTCAGATCTAGAAGTAGTATTTCTTCTTGGTTCATCATCATACTGATTATTTATAGAAGATGCAATCTTTCTAGACTGTTCCGTTTTCAATTGTCTTACTACTTTTTCTGTAGCTTGTTTTCCACCTTGTTCTTTTATCTTACTTTTATATCCATTTGGATCTGCAAGTAACCAAAGAGCTTCGGCAATTAAATCATGTCTTGGTTCTACAAACTGATACTTCTCTAGTAAGTGACCAAGTAGGTTGGTTGGTTTTCCTGAAATAGAAGGGTAGTTTGGTTGTACTAATCCGGAGAATAATAAACTCTGAATTTTTCTATCTAGTTTAACACCACCAATTGTTCCTGTTGCAAGAGTATTATAAACATTTTCTTGATATGCTTTTGCTTGTTCTGCTTGCAATTGTTTTTTCTCTTCCTGTTCTGCAAGTTCTCTTCCAATAATTTCTTCTTGCATTGCATCCAATTTAGGTTTAAATTGATTAGCTTTTTGTTCTAATCTATTTAAATCTTTCCAATCTTGGATCTCAGATTCTATTTCTTCTGGAGTTCCAAATCCTGTAGCATATAAATACTGTCTTGCAATTTCAGCTTGATCATACTCATCAGATGGATCAAGTTGTCTCATTTCTTCTACATGAGCAAGAGTTCTAAATAAACCTTTAAGATCTTCACCACCATCAGCTACATATTTAGCTGCAATCTGAAGTTCTTCAGGAAGTGCTTCAAAAAATTCTCTTGGAGTATTTCTTCTAATTTCATTTTCTCTTTCTGCAAAGTTTGCTTCAAATAACTCTCTAAAATCTTTAGTAGTATACTCTTCTAAAGTTTTATCATCATCAAATGGAATAAGACTACCTTCCTCAATCATTTTTTGTGCTAAATCATAAAGACCAGATTTATCTACTTTAGGTCTTCCTTTATTTCCAGCATCTTCTTCTTGAGTAATTAAATCATTTAGTTCATTGATAGTCTCTTCAATTTCACCAGATTTAAGTTCAGGCTCATTCTTGTCATCAGTTTTTTCTTTTGCAGAACTAGCAGGTTTTTCAAAGAACGATGTGTCTACACTGTTTTCTTTTGAAAACATAGACTTAGGTTTATCTTCTTCTGCACCTGATGGAAGCATGACATTTTCTGCTCCCGGCATTCCAAAGATTTCATCAATATTTACATCTACTTGTTCTACCGCTGTAGAATCTTGTACCTGATCTTCAGGTTTTTTGTTGGTTGTTTCCATGTTGTTGGTTTTGTTTATAGTTTAATATACAAAATAAATTTTAAAAATTTAAAAGGTGTAGAAAAAAAAATTGTAATATATAGCTAAGTTACTTTTCCTTACTTGGTTTAATATCATATTTGTTTTTGTTTTCCTGTGCAATCTGTAATTGTTTCTCAGCAATATCTTTCTCAGTTTGTAGTTTTTCACGTTCAAGTTGGTTCTTTTGATTTTCAATAACCATCCTGTTTGTTTCCTTTTCTCTTTGCAATCCTGTTTGTTCTTGATACTGTTCTGTTTCTCTTATCTCTTTCATTGCATCAGCATAGTCAGACATTTGATTTTGGTTAACATCTGCAGGAGCACCATAACCAGCAGCTCTAATTTCTGCAACCAAGATATCTCTTTGTCTATCTTTCTCTTTCTCAGCCATAGTAGCATCAATCTTCATTTGTTCAATCTCTTGTTGTTTTTGAAGTTGTTCTTGTTGCATTTGTTGTTGCTGTTGCATTTCTTGTTGTTTTTGTTGCTCTTGTTTTTGTTCAGAAGCTTTAAGAACAGAATTAAGAGATGCAATAGATTCTGATTGAACAACTTTACCAAGATCATAAATACTTGCACCAGTAGTATTATTCTGAAGAGCCATTTGTTTTAACTGTTCTAGAATAGCTCTATGGTTTGCATTTGTACTAACTGCAATATTTAAATCTCTAAGTAAAAGATCTGTACCATTAATTTCAAAGTTTACCTTTTCATCAGCTGATGTAATATATGTTAATCTTGAAGATGGTTTAGTAGAATGATAATACTGTGCTAGATCAGTTCTCATTTGATGAACTCTTGGCATTAAATAATCACAGTGTTGAATGAAGTATATTTCTGTTTGTGCATATGATGCATTCATTGCTTGTTCTACTCCAGTAGCAGTTTGTTGTGATATTTGTTGTCCCATCCTTTGAGGATTAACACCAATTACTTCATATGCTTGTTGTTTAAAGTAGTTAGCTAATTGTATTCTTGACATCAACCTATTAGTTTGTTCAAGATCAAGTTTCTGGAAATGATTAAAGTTTAATGCATTCTCAGTGTTTGTAATAGAAGTATCCAATGGTAACATCTGGAAATTCTTCATTGCAACATAAGCTTTAGCTAAGTTACCTTTCCCCCAGTCTTCTCCTAATGAGTGTCTAGGTAATGAATTTTGGTCAAGCATAATTACTGTACCAAGTTCATCTACTAGTATATCTGCTATTTGATTATTAACAATGTTATATCCAATCTGGTATGGTTTCATTAAGTCAATAAGAGCAGTAGACTTAGTATTTCTGTCTGAGAATACAGATCCTTCTACAGGAAGTTTAGATCCATATAAACTTGAGTCACCTTTAAATTGAAACTTAAGTGGACCAATATGGTTTTTATCTATACCTAAATAGATTGGAGAAAATCCACCAGGGTTATTCATACCCCAGAATGAAGGAATGTTTGGTCCAATCTTTACACCTCCCCAAACTTCATTAATCCAGATCCAATCTATATGTTCACCAAAAAGTAAATTATCTTTATTTTTATTTTTAAAGAGTCTTGTATCATAAATTGCTTTATCTGTAATCTGATAATCTTCAGTAACTATATCATTTGTTACTTCTCCTTCTTCAGTAATCTTAGTAAGATGTCCTACTTTTCTTTGTGATTTCCAATAACAGGTACTTACTCTAAGTAGATAAGCTGTACCTTGATCATAATAGTCTTCTCCTTCTGCTAATATCTGAGTAATTATATCTGATCCATCTAATACATTACCTGCCATAAAAGATGTATACTGTCTATAACTTAATGAAGGCATACTTGTATTCCAGTCATGAGATCTAACACCATCATAAAAACTACCATCATTTTGAAGACCTCCAATTGTATAACCGGCAGATCTAATTGGATAAACTGATTCAAGAGCTTTGTGTTGTTCTTCAGTTAAAACATGTCCAAACTTATCTATAACATCCGATACAGTAAACATATCAGTTTTACCTACCCAGTTAGATTGTGATATATATCTTATATCTGGTGACTTATGATAGAATGTAAGAACAGGATTCCAAAGTTCTACTTCATAATCATCTTCCATCATACGGAAATGCCAGAACTCTCTATCTGTAATTAACATGTCACGGAAACCTCTTTCCTCTAACTCATCCATTCTAAATCTTTCTACATCCACTTTATGTTGATGTTCAGCCCATTGTTCTACCATAGAACGATAATCTTTCTTAAAGAACTGTTCTATTTCAGGTAATGATTTTAAACTTTCAGGTTGTAGTTGTTGTTTTGCTTCTTCAGAATTTGGATCCAATCCTTGTTCTAACATTGCTGCTAACATTTTAGTTGCAGCATCTGCCATTAAAGTTTGTTCAACCATTCCTCTTTTTTGTTCTAACATCTCATTATATGAAAAGTCATCAACAGCTCTATAAGTTAATCTTGTAGATCTTTTTGCAAATTCAGCTACTAGAACATTAACTACATTAGGAATAATTGGATAGAATTTTAATTCAAGTGCAGATACATCTTCTTTAGTAAGAGTTTCTACAACATCTCTATATTCATTATCATCTTCAATTATATAGTCTGTTCTATCAATAATACCTTTTGCTAGTTTATAATTTTTCATTAATCTTCTAGCATTTCTACGGATTTGTTTAAGACCTTGCCACTCTAACCAGTCTAGATTCCAAGCTGCCCACTCATCTGTTTTATCTTTTTTAGGTAAGAACTGCAGAGGTTGGGTAATACTACCTAACCTATTCTGTGAAGTCTTAGCACCTTTCTTAGCCTGTAATGCGTTATATATTTGCATAACTTTCTATTTAATATTTTTAAATGCAGATTTTTTAAATCCTCTATTCATAGTAGATGTTTTATGACCCATGTGTTTAAATGGACTCTTATTTAATTTAAACAAATTTTCTGACTTTTGCAAGTTTTTAGCTGCATCATCCATGATTGTTCTTGTTGCAACACCTCTATTTGATTCTTGAATCCTCATGAATGCAACAAGAGCAGCAAAAGAAACTAGTCTATCCACATTGACTCCATCTGCATATTCTCTCATTTCTTTGATTAACATAGGATCAGGAATCCTCTCTATACCATAGGTAGTTCTAACTACTGTACCATCTGGTTTTAATTCTTGATCTAATTCTTCTTTAGTAAATTCTATGGCATAACTAAGAAGATGTGCTTTAAAAAGAGTACCTGTATTTTTCCAACCATATTCTTGATACACATTATTATTAGAACCTAAATCTTTTAAAAACATAATCTGTCCTTTTGGTACAAGATATTTTTGTTTACGTCTTGCAATCATGTGTTGAATAAAATAAGATATGTTATTTTCTACAAGTGCCCATGCATTATACCATTCAATAATAAGTTCTAGTTGTTTATGTGTTTGATTTATATCATCATATCTACCACACCAAGCAGCCACTATCTTACCTTGTTCTATGTAAGTCTCTACTTCAGTACCCGTAACTTTTTGCACTCTTATTGGAGCTTTCATTATGTAGATTGAACATAATGATTCTGATGTTGTAGTTTTACCTTCACCTACGGGGTCAATAGATGCATAATATGTTTTACCAAACTCAGGATTTGGAATTGGTCTTTCCCATACAACAATACATCCTGTTTTATCTTCAGTCTTTTTGTTTATTGGAAATTGCATTATTGGACTTTTATTACTTTTAGTAACTACAGGCCTTCCCTCTATATCAGTTGATATATCTAAATATTCATATGCATAGTCTTTTTCTTCAATTCTTCTTTCTTGTGCTGCAAGTAAATGAGGAGGAAATACAGATACTGTTCTGTATGCAAATGCTTCTTTTATATTTCTAGGATGCTGAGATATACGAAGCTGGTAGTCTTCTGGAGATAACTCATCTTTCCATTGTTTAAACTGTTTTTTTAATGCTTCTATTGCTTCTTCTACTAATGAATTACCATAATCATCTATGTAAGGAGGCATAGACCATTGTTCAGGAATAAATAAACCTGACATACCTGTAGTACCTTTATCATCTATTAAATCTGTTTGTACAGCATATATATCTTTAGACAAAGGATTTAATATCATATCCTTTAAAGGATTACACTGAGATAAATCTCCTACAGATCCTGCAGCAATAAACATCCCTGTAGTAATTAAACCAGATCTCATTGCCGGTCTCATGTACTCATATGTCTGATCCATCTTAGGAGCAATTCCTGCCTCCTCATGGAAGAAGTATTTAACTGGACCCCCTACACCATTTGTTGGATCTTTCTCAAATGACATACCTTGTATAGTACCTTTAAGACCAACTTCATTCTTTCTATCTCCTTTTCTTACCTCAATCTTTTGCTGCCACATCATTACTTTATCCGGTGACATAGGTCTATACCATGCTGTATGTTCATTTAAGAATGCAGCATATTCTTGTAAGAACTTCCAGGATCCTTTCTCATTAATGTAGTCTTTAAGACTTGCACCCATTTTTAAAGTAACCCCTGCCTCAAACCATTGCTGATTTATAAACTTACCCATGTGGTAGTAAGAAGATGCAATCTGACGTTTTTTTAATATAGCTGCATGTTTATAGTTAAGTTCTGCAAGAAGTTCATAGAGTGCCAAATGATACTGTGCATCTCTGATTTTAGCAAAACCAAAGTTCTGTTCTTCCTTATCAAAAATTGGTAGAAAGTTTAACCACATGTAGTACTCTCTACAAACAAACCAGGTTAAATCACCATCTTTAACTATAATACCTTTTCTACATTTAGTCTTTTGGTCATCCCAATAACTTATGTAGTCTTTTGATTTAAAGGGAGCTGTACAATATACTCTATCTTTTTTAAATTTTGTTGACTCAGATATGAAAATCTTATTGGTAGTTTCATTAAATTTATATTCTCCTGGTTCTTTAAATACTCCAAAGATAAACTTAGTGAAGTCCTCTCTGGAATCAAAACTTGTAATTGTCCAGTTTCCATTTTCATAGGTTGGTATATCTTGATAAATTTCACTCATTACATGTCATATGCTAGTCCTTGTCCACCTCTTACTTTACTTTGTTGTTCCTCTTGAAGATCTTTATAGGCTCCTTTGAAAGACTGTCTAATTGCATCATAGTTTTTAGCTGCAGCAATCAAAGAGTTAAAGTTACCATCTCTACCTGTAGTAATCTGACTAGTTTCCATATATCTTCCTAATCTATCTAGCATAGATGCAATACCTTTGTATGCTCTGGATGTAGGTGTTTCATACATTCTTTCACAGAATCTAAGTGCTGCAAAAATTGTGTCATCTTCAGTAGAGAAATCCCCGTCAATTTGTTCTAGAATCAATGATTCCTTATCTATGTCTGGTGTAAAGAAAAAGGGATTTAAATCCGGATTTGGACAACACATATAGAATAGATAAAGATATATCTTAAGATGTTCTTCTGGATATTCATCCATCACATCTTTCAGAGCCTTCAGTGTGTAGCAATGTTCAGTAGGAATAACTACTCCGTTCTGTACATCAAACAATTTTGTAAAACTCATTTCTTTTTAATTTTATTTCTGTTATCACTAAGGTAGTGAATAATTGCCAATACCTCATCTACTAAATAAGGTATTGAAATTGGTGTAACTTCTTTTACAATAGGTTCTCCATTTTCATCTAACTTACTTATAGGATATCCCCAATTATCTTCTTTTTCTACTTCAAATGTAATATGATGAACAAATATTCTTCCTGGTTTTAATTTTGGATTATGCTTCAGTATAATATACATATAAATACTAAGTTGTAATGCATAATGATAAAAATGACAATCATCTAGTGAGTCTACAGGAAATCCCATTTTTTCAGATTTACCTTCCCAATCTACGTATGATTGCATATCTATTTTTTTATTAGTCTTATAGTCAATGATATTTACTTTACCATTGACTACTTCAACTAAATCTGATTGACCACAGATACCGGCTGATCTTAAATAGACCATATGTTCTGGATACACGCCTGGTTCTAGTTTTTGATTAGGTGCTACTTTAATACCTTCTTTAACTTCAGAAGGTTTAAATACAGGTACAGTAACACCTTCTCTTTCCATAGATGCTAATGAACATAAGTCAACTTCTCTTTGATTATGATACCATGTTCCAAGAGTAGTTGATCTGTCACCCTCATTAGTCCAAATCTGTTGTATTAATACAGGATCAATACCAAACCATTTTGAGTTCTTATTCTTAGTAACTTTCTCTGCAATTTTCTTTGCATTAAATGGTTTTTTAAAATGGGAAACAAGTGTTGTTACACTTATCCAATCAATGTTACTGTCATCAATACTTCTGTAACTATGATCATCTGCATTAAATACAATCATATTATTAATCTTTAAGGTTATCTAATGCATCTTCTTCTTCTACTGTAGCAATGGCATCCCATTTACCAACTGGACAAGAAGAAGCAAGAGATCTAGTTTTAAAATTAAGTGAACATCCACATTCATTACAACATGGAGCAGTACCTTTTACAGCACATTTTTTTCCTTTATGTTCACATTCATCACAAATAGAATATCTAAGTCTTGCTATTTCTTCTACTGTTTCATCTCTAATTATACTATTAGTTATTCCTTCAACTATCTGTTTCCGGTTCTGCCAAATTATCTTGAGAGTATTTTTCATTTTTAAATGTTTTACGTTTTAATAATTCTTCTTCAATTTGCACATGAATTTTTTTTAAAAGTTCTAATTTTTCTTCTACATTCTTTTTATTATGATAAGCACCAAAAGTAGATGTATCATGATTATTTAAAACTTTTTCATAATGAGGTATTGCCTTCTTTACCTTTTGTATTTTAATAACAAAGTGACCTAAACCATCTACATTAATTCTTAAGTCACTGATACTACTCATTTTTTTTCTTAATGTTTTATAGTAGCTTTCTACTAAAGTTTCTACTAAATCTTCAGAAACATCAAACTCTTCTGTTACTTCTTTATATAAACTATTAGCTTTCTTGGGTTTCATTACCTAAAAATTTATAGTCTAATAAAATAGTTCCTTCTGTTTGAATTTTTAAATCTGGATTTAACATAACCAACTTTTTGTTAGTTGGGTCTTTAACCACAAGTCCAGTTTTCTCAGCTTTATTTACACTATTTCTAACTGTTTGTGGAGTTTTAAATATCCATTCTTCTTCTGAAGATGCATCAAGACAAAAATTACTTAGTTCAATTGGTTGATTAAAACTTAATAATGTAAGACAGTCTAGATCAGACTCACTCATTGTTATACGATTAATATAACAATGAGTTAAAATCTGAAATTTTACAACATCCCATTTGGGCATTCTTACCCTCTTTTGTACTTGATTTACAAGTGCCATTAACCTCTTCTTAGTTTCTTACCTGCAGTTGGTGCTTTTACTGTAGGTTTTGGTTCTGATACAGAGTCTTCTCTAGATGCATATTCTCTTTCTAGTTCTTCTTCAGAATCTGGAAGATTTGCAGCCATCATGTTGGCATACTGAAACTGCATAGTTGCTCTTTGATATCTAGCTTGTTCTACTTCAGTAAGTAATTTTTCATACTTAGCTTGTGCTTCAAGATAAGGAAGAGATTTCTCATAAAATTCTTTCATTTCATCTCTTCTTGCTTCTAATTGTTCAGGAGTTAAATCCTCAGTCATTTGTTGGTTTTCCATTTTATATATTTTAAAAGTTTAGACAAATATACAATAAAAGTTTAAACTGGAAATATTTAAAATAAAAAATCCAGGCATACAAAGTACCTGGATTACAGTAGTTAGTATATCTTTATCTATTCTTAATAGTAAAGTTCAGAATAGTAAATAAATAAAACTCTCTTGAGATATCTATTTCTAGTGAGAATATATCTAAACTGGATACTCTCAATCTTATCATCAACTTATCCCACTGCTTTTTTGATGTATTCCAGTTGTTTCTTAGTTTCATATCACAAGCTTAATAACATATCAATTAACTCTTGCTGCGGGAACATGTCTACTTTACCTCTTAGTACATTAGTATGAGAATACATTCCTGGTGTAGAATTAGCTCTAGCCAAATCTAGCACATCAAATCCATCAGCACCTTTAGCTTTAATATATTCTACTAAACCTACTCTAGGATCAATATTATATCTTTCAGCTACAAATAGTATCCATTGTTTTAATGTAGTTATTTGAGCATCTGAGTATTTATGCCAAAACTGAAAACCACGGAATGGTTTAGCCAACTTAACTATTTGATTAGGATCTGCTGGTGTACCAACATAAGTCTTTCCATTAACTATCTGACCCATACAACATACTTCAATACCTACAGAGTTTCTATGCATTACAGAGTTACCTGTACCTGTATGCCACCCATATCCTCCTTCTGGAAAACATTGGATTAATTCACCGTCATACTTGGTATTACCATTTCTTACAGATTGACCACCTAATATATATTCAGTAGCTACATTACCTCTGTCATCTCTTGCCCACATATCAGCAACTTGATAAGGATCTTCCCATCCTGCTGTGTGGTGTAAGAATATCCATTGTTTCTTTACAGGACCAGGGAAGTAAGTTCCTACTGGCATGTAATGTTTCTTAATCTCTAATGCTTTTTCTACTTCTAGATTCTCAGCATTGTCAGTATTAAGAATACCCATGTGAGCCCAAGTCTTAGGACCAACTACTCCATCAGGTATTAAACCATTTTTCTTTTGGTAAGACTTTACTGCTGATTCTGTTTTTGGACCAAAGATTCCGTCAGCTGTAAGTTTTAAAAATTCTTGAAGAGTGACCACTGATGACCCCTTACTTCCTTTTTTTAAAACATCCATTATTTCTTACGGTTAAATTTTTTACTCATCATATGAGCAACCCATTTACCAACTCTTTTAAGTATAGGTTTTTGAGCTTCTACTTTAACTGTAGTACCTTCATCAGTTTTAGTTACTTCAACATCAAGTTTTCTTGAATCAAGTACAAACTTCTTTTCTTCTTCATTAGAAGTAAGAACCACATCTGTTTTTGGTGTGTCAATTACTACTTCTAAATTCTTGTCTTTTTTCTTAACACTTACTCTGGTTTTCTTTACCTTAACTTCAGCATTAATTTCCACTGGGGCTTTTACTTTCTTTGCCATTTTTCTTTTTTTTAGTTATTACTGTTTCTAAATCCTTGTAATCTTCTACTGTTAATTGGGATAAAGTAGCTGCTACTGTTCCTGCAGTTACTAAATAACCAGCCACTGTAACTACTGCTGCTGGTAATGTTATTGGAGCTGCTATTACTACTCCTGCTGCTGCACCTACTGCAATAGCAATCTTCTGTACATTCTTCCAGAACTTAGGAGTTGGAGCATTCCATCTTTTTTTTATATTAGTCATGTCTACTATTTACTATGAATAATTTTACTGCATCTGATAATTCACTAACATTCTTTGCTAAGTTTTTAATTTCAAGTTGTGTTAGTTCTTGTAGTGCTTGATATTTTATTTGATTCTCTTGTTGTACTAGTTCTATTTTACCTTTTAATCTACCTTGTTCTTCTGTATTTTTTCTAACATCAGAGTGTATCATTTTTAAAAAGTATCCAAATATAGTAAAAATTAAACTAGCTATAAAAAGGATGAGTGTTAGTAACCAGGTTTCCATTGTTGTTATGTTATAAATATATATTATAATATACAAAAAATTATTCATACTACAATGCTTTATCAAGCATTTTATTCAAAAGGTGGTGGGGTTGGTTTTGGTTCGTATGGTATCAAGTCAAGGTCTTTTACCCAAAGATAATCAGGATTAACACACTGCTCCATTTCTTCTACTGAAATAATCCAGTTATTATTCAAGTCCTGAATAGGATTAAAGTAAGAATCAGGTGCATATAGTTGTCCTACTAATTCCTCTTTTTGTGACAATGTTAAAAGTCCTACTTGTATCATACGTTTCTACTTAATGCTGTTTGAAATGCAACAACTGCTGTGTTTAAATCAGTCATATTTTGAGCTGTTAAACCGTCTCCTATAAATGCAAAAGCTAATTGTTTATTATCAAAGTTATTTGGGTTTACACCTCCTAATTGAAAAGGTTGAGGATAAGTATTTTGACTTACATTAGCAAATGTAGTTTGTGTTCCTCTAATTTGCAATTGTACTTGTGTTGAATTTACTCTATTAGCAATAAATAAACCTCTTGAATCAAAGTTAGATGTATTTGAAACAGGTGCACTATTAACTCTTAAATATGCAACATTTCCAAGATTTAACCACAAAGAACATTCTCCTGATGCTCCTCCTGTAACATTACCAATTGCAGGTGCATTTTGCGTGCCATTGTTTGTTCTTGAATATACCCCAAAACTTGCTGAATTTAAAGTTAATGTTCCTTGTGTAGTTAAATAAGTATTTGCCCATGCATTAGTACCATTAGGTAAAGCTCCATTACTTGAATGTGTCCAACCTCCATTAAACACTAATCTAAATGCGGCATCAGTATCTAAAGGATTTTTTAAATTAAACTTATGTTGTGAAGCAGTACCTCCTACAAAAGGATATAAAGCCTTTATTGGAGTCCAAAGTGAATACCCTTTCAAGTCAACTACCAAAGTATTTATTGCAGCTTGTTGTGTAGTGTTAGTTATTGCAGCTGCTGTTATGAATGCTTGTGCATCGGGGTCCAATGAATTTGTAGGTAATGTAATACTACACCCACCTGATATACCTAATTTATTCTTAAAATTTATATTAGTTGCCATAAGTGTTTATCTACTTACTTCTTCCCAATCTAATGAAACATATGCTCCTAAAGTTCCTCCTGTAGCATCAATAGCCATTTCAATAACCAATTCAAGAGGTGTACTTGTAAAAGTATTTCTTTCAAGTTGTGTTGCAAACAATGCTTCTTTTAATATATTGATACTTGGAGAACCTTGATTAGATGAATTAACATATCCTTGTGCCAATACTCTACCACCCGTAACAGATGTTCCTGTAAGATTATATTCTACAGATGAATCTGCTCCTGCTGATGTCCATGCACCTCCTGTTGTTATAGCAGATTGCACAACTCTCCATGCATAATTTTTACCATTACCTAATCCTAATAAAGATATTGCTGTAGTTATAACTATAGCATCTAATGTAGTAGTTTTAAGTCTAAGTCCTAGCATTGGGTAATAAGTTCCTGCTACAGCAAATGTTTCAGGTGTTGTGATAGGTGTTCCAACTGCTTGTTGTGCTCCTCTAAGTTCATAACCACCTTCAGATATTGCACTAGAACAAACTTGTTTTAATGTACTTGAACTAGCTGTTACTCCTGTATTAGTTATCTCATATCTAAGTGGTAATGAAGCTGTTGTGATATAAGTAGATGTAATAAAATTAGCATGATTAAATCTATGGCATACAATGAAGTTACCATCTATAATAAAACCTACTCTTACAGTTCCTTCTCCTAGCCACTCAATATCCATGAATAAAATCTGAGCCTTAGTAATATCTAAAGTTATTCCTGATGGACCATTACCATCTAATGGATCAGCATTCCAAGAAGCTTGATTAACTACTGACTCTGTAACAATACCTGTGACTAAACTTCTTTCAACAAAACTTAAAGTACTATTATTTAATTGAACATAAATTCCATTATCCGTACCAAAGTATCCTACTCTTTGTCTAAGATTAGTTTGAGCAGGAGCCATTACAAATGTGTTCATTACAAGTAAGGATTTACCTGGTTGATATGACATTACTTTAAATGTTTCTCTTAGTACTTGTGAACCACTTGTTGTATCTACATTTAGATTTACTAGTCCTTCATTTGCACTAAATACTGCTGCTCCTCCACTTGCTGTAGAGGTAGCCCATAGACCATTATCTCTGTATCTATGAGAAGAATCAAATAGAGTCAATGGTTGTGCTACTCTTAATCTACCAAATGCATCAGCTAACATTGGATCATTAGCCAATACTGATTGATTAGATACACCTGTAGTAGATATTATAGTTCCCATTAAGTAAGAGTAATAATGATTAACTCAGCTCCAGAATTAGTAAGAGTATCATATGTTATTGCTGTTAAGGTATTATTAATAGCACCTGCATCAAAGTTTAATGTTTCTCCAGGTTTAAGATTTATA